GTGAATCATGTTGTATCAGGCAAAAGCCGCAGAGAAGCTTACCGTCTCGCCTATAACACACAGATGTCAGACAGTGCAGTCAGCAGCAATGCAGCCAAGCTTGCCGCTGATCCACGCATCGCAAGCATGATCAACGCCGCATGGGATGAAACGATAGAACACCTTGCGGATGATGTCGCAAGCACTCGAAGGTACGTTTTGCGGAAGTTGGTTTCACTGAGCAAGGACGCTTCTCAGGAAGGCTCACGTTTAAAAGCATTAGAACTGCTAGGCAAGTCCATTGGGCTATTCACTGGCATCGAAGAGAAGACCGACAAGGCTGTTGCACCAGAGCAGTTGAAGCGGGAACTGTCGCAGCACTTGAAGCTGTTGGACAACGTGAAGACATTGAAGGTGAAGTGACCATGTTTAAACGATCCGACACTGTGAGTCTGCGCCCCCGACACCCGTTGTGTGTGCTGGGCGTGACCCCACCGTACCCCGACCCCCCACTGTGGCATAGATGGGACCCGTCACCGCTTACGCTGTAATCCACACAAACAAATATGTCCCCCACCCAATGAGAACAATGTCTTACCCCCACCCCCTCGTTTCACGTGAAACATGGGAAAAGGAGGTAAGGTTTTTGGACGGGGGGTATATATATGTTGAGAGTTTAAATGTTCTCATTTATAGTTTAAATGTTGGGAAAGCAGATGCTGCAATTTGATTAACTCTGGTCAGTGGTCAGGGCAGTGGAGCGAGTACCAACACGCATGGGCATTTGCCGGAAGGTAGACCGCACCTCTACCGACGAGAAAGATGGTGAGTGTCCAGTCGTGTTGGTGATTGAAACCTGTGGACTGCCACGCCGGAATGCATTGACAGGGTATAGGGCGGTATCTAGGAGATGGCAGCATTCACCAACAACCAAGACGCATGAGGATTGGAGTGGGCTATCCCGCACCTAGCCCCTCCGGGAAACCGGATAGGCGCACGAACGGCAAGAGCCGGGGGTACAGGGTGTGCAGTCCTCAGCCGTGTTGGGGTGGATATGACTGAAAGAAAACGGCAGATATTGGAGTTCATCCGGGCGTACATCAAGGTACATGGGATGTCGCCTTCTTACGAGGCGATAGCCTTGGGGGTAGGCATGAAGGCTAAGTCCAATATTCATAGGATTGTCAAAAGGCTCCAAGAGGATGGGATTCTTGAGGTGAAGCCTAAGAAGTTCTACGGGATACGACTGTTTGATAGGACAGTGAAAGAGATCTCCTCTCTATGACTTTGCTTACAAAAAAAGAAATAGCTGATTACGTTGCTATTGTGGACAAGATCCCTGAGGCAGAGAGGAACAAGGTTTTTTCTTTGTTGGAGATGGACAGGATAGAGCGGTGTAAGGAGTCGTTTCTTTTCTTTGTGACCCAGATGTGGCCTGCGTTTATCTCCGGGAAACATCATCAGATCATGGCAGAAGCCTTTGAGAGGGTTGCATCCGGGCAGTTAAAGAGGTTGATTATCAACATGCCGCCCCGGCATACCAAGTCAGAATTTGCGTCTTATCTCTTGCCCGCGTGGTTTCTAGGGAAGTACCCGGAAAAGAAGATTATCCAGACTGCCCACACAGCAGAACTGGCGGTGGGCTTTGGTCGAAAGGTAAGGAATCTTGTTCAATCGGATGGTTATGGGAAGGTATTTGATACAAAGCTGTCGTCAGACTCTAAAGCAGCCGGTCGTTGGAATACTCATCTGGGTGGTGACTACTTCGCTATTGGTGTGGGCGGTGCAGTTACTGGCAAAGGCGCTGACCTATTGATCATTGATGACCCCCATTCGGAGCAAGAAGCCAAACAGGGCAACCCTGCCGTCTTTGATTCGGTCTATGAATGGTACACATCTGGTCCTCGTCAGCGTTTACAGCCCGGAGGAGCCATTATTATTGTGATGACCCGGTGGTCAAAGCGAGATCTGACCGGGCAAATCCTTAAAAATGCCGAAAAAGACGGGGTAAATGAGTGGGAAGTCATCGATTTCCC